CAATATGTTACACCTACTGCAGGCTCTGCTGCCTTTGCAACTGCATACGGTGAAGCTAATCAAACGCTCACCGAGATGAGCCCTAAGGGCACTAAGGTACAAGCTGGTACGCTTGCTGCCTGGACTTAATCGGACTGGAGGCACCTCAGAGTAGGACCTCCTTTTCTTTGGCTTAGGCCGGTTACGACCGATACCCTTTGCCATGACAGTCGGAGAGACGACAGTGCGTGTTAACGCACACCAACAAAATGACAACAAAAATTCTAAGCGCTTAGAGAGACTACACGTAAACAACTCTCTCTTTAACTATTGTGGCTAACGTCAATCAAACCGTACTGGGTACGCTTAACAAGGCAGTTTCTAACACTGCCGGTTCGCAAGCGTACGATACTAAGTACGCAACTTATCTGAAACTGTTCTCTGGCGAGATGTTCAAAGCCTATGAAGGCGCGACTATCGCTAAGGGCACCGTGCAAAGCCGTACCCTGAGTAACGGTAAGGCTATGCAGTTCATCTTCACTGGCCGTATGCAAGCTGGTTACCATACTCCTGGTACCGCTATCCTCGGTTCTGGTGATCCCCCGGTGGCAGAGAAGACCATCGTCTGTGACGACCTGCTGATCAGCTCGGCATTCGTCTATGACCTTGATGAGACTCTTGCTCACTATTCGCTTCGTAGCGAGATCGCTAAGAAGATCGGCTATGCTCTGGCCGAATCCTATGACAAGAAAATCTTCCGTCAGATCGCTAAGGCTGCTCGTGAAGCTCATCCTATCACTGCCGCTCCTGGCCCTGAGCCCGGCGGTTCGGTGATCCAACTGGGTGTGCAAAAAGAGTTCGATGCTCAAGCCCTGGTGGATGCCTTCTTTGAAGCTGCTTCTATTCTCGATGAGAAGAACCTGCCTAAGCAAGGCCGCACTGCTGTCCTCAGCCCCCGCCAGTATTATGCACTGGTGAGCCAAGTGGATAGCAATATCCTCAACCGTGACTATGGCAACAGCCAAGGTAACCTGAACAGCGGTGAGGGTCTGTATGAGATCGCTGGTATCTCTATCAAGCGTTCCAACAACCTGCCCTTCCTGGCTGGTAACGTGGGTCGTGTGTCTGGTGAAAACAACGATTACAGCGGTGACTTCAGCAACCACTGTGGTCTCATCTACTACAAGGATGCTGCTGGTGTTGTGGAAGCTATTGCTCCTTCTGTGCAGACCACCTCTGGTGATGTGTCTGTGATGTATCAAGGTGACCTGATCGTAGGTCGTCTGGCTATGGGTGTGGGCACTCTGAACCCCGCTGCTGCTATCGAGCTGCAGTCGGCTCGTTCCTGATAAGTGAGGTACTGAGTAATGTCTATTGCTCCCGGCTCCTCGCGTGTTGTGACCATGGGTGGTGACTCTGCTGCACCCAATAATCCCAATGGTAAAATCTTTGGTTCGACTAAGAGCGTTAAATCATTCACTATTAACCCCAACTCTCCTTTGGAAGCTGGTCGTACTGTGAGTGGTAATGGCGTGCTTGATCGTGCCTCCTCTGCTAGCTCTATTGCTGGCAATACTGCTGCAACTTAATCTTTCAGGAACTTTCTAATGTCTCTTACTCTTAATGGCAACTTCGGTGCCGTGTACCAACCCGATGCTTTCGTGGCTGGCAACATTGTTGACGCCGATCAAAGCGTAACTAGCAGCACCACTCTGGTGACTGTTCCCCAGCTCACCGTCCCTATTGGTATTAACGAGCGTATCATTCTGCGCTATACTATCCAATTTAACGCTGGTGCTACTGGCGACCTTAAGTACTTTGTGGATGCTCCGTCTTCCCCTACCCTTTTCCGTCAGGCTGCTCTGTCTATTGACCCTGCTGGTGCTGTGGCTGGTGGTGCAATTCTGACTGCTGAAAGCAATACTGCTAGCGTGGTTTCGACATCTGCTGGTGGTGGCCTTCTGCTGCTCAATGTCATCGTTGCCAATGGCTCTACTCAAGGTCAAGTAACTTTCCAATTCGCTCAAAACTCTTCGGACTCTACCGCTACTATTGTTCGCGCTGGATCCTTGGTTGAATATCGGAACTTCTGATTATGGCAAACCCTACTGTTAATGCTGGTGGTAGTGGCGTGGCTGGCAATGTAAACTTTGCTACCCGTACTATCACTGGTACATATGGTTCTACTTATGCTACTAACGGTGATCTGGCTGTTTCTGACAACCATGCCGTTCGTCGCTCTGTCTCCCGCACCCATGGTGGTACTACCGCCTCTGGTGTGTTCTCGGAGACCCAATGTCTGCGCATGGCTTACTCTGGTGTTGAGGCCGATTCTCCGGCTCTTGATGCCACTCGTACTGCTTCCTGATTTATAGTTAAATGGGGGTCCTTCGATGGCGACTAGCCGTCACCGGGATCCCTTTTTTTTTAATTCTTTTATAACATCATTGTTATGCCAATAACCAATAACGCTCAGGCTGAGCTACAAGCTGTTAATGAAATACTGGCGTCTATTGGTCAGGCGCCTGTTACCACCATCGAGGCACAGACCATCACATATGAAGATGGTACTACTGTCGAAGCTGTAATCAACCCGGAAGTTGCAATTACTTACGAGACTCTACAACAAGTCTCTCGGGAGGTACAGGCAGAGGGGTGGTCATTTAACCGAGAGGTTGAATACCCACTTACTCCTAATACTAGTGGTTATCTGGAGATGACTGGTAGTATGCTACAAATTGATCTTAGTGATACCCTAGCTAATAGCAACTACGATACTGTTATTAGGAACGGTAGGTTGTATGATAGGATCGGTCATACTGATGTATGGGATACAACCAAGACCTATGAGGTAGATGTGGTCTGGTATTATGACTTTGCTGATCTTCCTCAAGTATTCAAGGACTACATCACATCACGTGCTGCTACACGTTGTGCTATTCGTCTTGTTGGTGATGTGAACCTTACCCAGGCTCTTGCTTCATTTGAGACATGGCGTAGGGCTAACTGTCTTGAGTATGAATGCAACGAAGGAGACTACACTATGTTTGGCTTCAAACAAGGTGATGGGTTCTACAACAGCTATAAACCATTCAAGGCTCTTGCACGATGACAGCAATCTCTCAACGTATACCTAACTTCATTGGTGGTGTTTCCCAACAAGCTGATGAGAAGATGCTGTTGGGTCAAGTCAAAGATGCTGTGAACTGCTACCCCGATATTACCCTTGGTATGCTTAAGCGTCCTGGTGGTAAGTTTATTGGTAGGCTAGAAAGTCTAACAGCTAACACTGCTGACCAAACAGTATGGTTCAGTATGTTTAGGGATAACCAAGAGAAGTACATTGCTAACGTACCTTCTTTTGGCATACTTACTGTTACCGCCTCAGGGACTGCTGCTTCTGGGACGCAAACTTATACCAATATAACTGGAACAACTACTGGTGCTGGTACTGGTGCTCAGTTTACTGTGTCAAGGTCTGGTGGAACATATGCAGTTACAGCAGTGACTAATACTGGTTCTAAATACGCTACTTTAGATACAATAGTAGTTCCAGGAACATCTCTTGGTGGGACTAGCCCTACTAATGATTTAACAATTACTGTTAACACGGTTAACGGCCTTAAGACGTGGAACATGCTGACTGGACAAGCTGCTATCGTAACTTATCCATCAACTGCTAAGCAAGCATCTATTGAAAAATACTTGGCTGTTACTGACTATCGCAGTATTAAAACTCTTACTATTAACGACTTCACCTATATCGTTAACAGTGAGAAGGTAGTTACTGCTAAGGCTGCCCCATCATGGAATGCTAAGCGTCAAGCTACTATTGTCATTGCTGGTGTTGAGAACGACGCTATCTATACAGTCAAGATTGGTGGTACTACTTTTACCTATACATCACCAGCACCTCCTGTAGCACCTGCAACAGCACCTACTGCTACCATTGCTATTGTTGCGGCTGGATTATCTGCTGCTATCACAAGTGGCTTTGCTACTAAGACAATTATTGATAACACCATCTATCTTACCTTTAGTTCCGATACTGATGTATCTGGCAATGCTGGTATTGATGGTAAGAGTATCCGTGTATTTCAGGATTCAATAGATACATTTGCACGACTACCTGAGCAAGCGAAGCATGGTCAAGTAGTTAAAATCAACAACACTTCGGCAAGTCAGGATGACTTCTATCTGAAGTTCATTGCTGATGATGGTAATAGTGGTAAAGGTTACTGGGAAGAGACGATTGCACCTAACGTCAGCACTGGCCTAAATGAGGCTACAATGCCTGTTGCATTGATCCGTACTAGTGTCAGCCCATTGACCTTTAGAGCCACCTTCCTGGACGGCTCAGAGACCATTAACAACCTTCCTTTGCTGTGGGAACCACGGTTGGTTGGAGATACTGAATCAAACAGCCACCCATCCTTTGTAGATAACACCATTCAGGATATCTTCCTATTTAACAATAGGCTTGGATTCCTGACTGAAGATAATGTCTCCATGTCTCAAGCTGGAGATTACTATAACTTCTACCACAAATCTGCTACTACTATTACTGCTGCTGATCCTATTGATCTCAGTTGTGCCAGTATTAAACCGGCTACTGTTCGTTCAGTTGTCCCTATCACTCAAGGTCTACTGCTGTTCAGTGATAGCCAACAGTTCCTTATGGAAGCTGAGAATGGTGCTTGGACTCCTGCTAACTGCTCTATCAGTACCATCGCTAACTATGAATGCGATCGTTACATCAAACCAATCGATCTCGGTTCTACTGTCTTGTATGTAAGTAGGAACCAGAGTTGGTCTAGAGCATTTGAGATCTTCACTAGGGGACAACGTGAGACACCTAGCGTAACTGAAACCACTAAGATTGTCCCTGAGTGGATGCCTAACGGTATTACAGATACCACTGGTAGCGCTCAGAATGGCCTGTGGGTAGCCTCTGGCCGTACGTCTAAGTACTTGTATATCCATAGGTACTACGAGCAGGGTGATGAGCGTCCTATGGCTGCTTGGGTGAAGTGGTTACTTCCATCAAATATCGTACATACAGCTATCCAAAACGATATCCTCTATGTACTAACTAGTGGTACAGAGGGTTACACACTAACTCAACATAAGCTTGTCCTTTCACCTAGTACAGGTGGACTCATTAACATCTTTGGTAATGCAGTTGACCCATATCTTGATTCATGGTGTGAAGTAACTGATGTAGCGATGGTATCACCAGTACCCCCTACTGCACCATCATATAACCAAGTTAACGATACAACTAAAGTGTATCTACCCACCTACTTCGATACCACTAAGACAATCAGGTATGTGGTCGGTCTAAAGAAAGTACCACCTGCTGGTACAGAATCTGGCTACACCAATGTAGCTACTCTCCTAACTGATGGTGGTGGTACCTACTTTAATATCCCTGGTGATGCTAGTGGTAGTTATATCTATGTTGGATATGAGTACAACATGGAGCTAATTCTCCCTAGGTACTACTACAACATGGGTCAAACAGGTGTTGACTTTACTGCTGTTACTACCACATCTCGTATGGCATTCTATACAGGTCTTGGTGGTGATATCTACTTCGACCTAAAGGACCGCACTAGATCTGAATGGTATAATGTTAATGGTGCTAAGATTGCTGATCTTTACACTGCTGATACATCTCCATTCCGTGATGTCTTTATCTACAAAGTTCCAATCTATCAAAGGCCAGACAACTATACGATGAAAGTTACTTCAAATACTCCGTTCCCTGTTAGTCTTGTGTCTATGCAGTGGGAGGGACAATATGCACCTGGCTTCTATCGGAGGACCTGATCATGGCTTTTCTTGAAACGATACTTAGTATCGGCGGTGCTCTCGCGGGCGGACTAGGTGGCCAAGCTGAAGCTGATGCACAAAATGCAGCCATAGAGGCTCAGCATAAATACAGTATGCAGGCTTGGAGGTACAGCAAACGTAGCACCATGGCTGATTGGCGTCATAGTACTAAGCAGTGGCGCCTTAATGAAAAGAACGAAGAAACCCTTGGTGCATTTAAAGATGCTACCAACCTACAAGACTGGCTATACAACTTAAAGATTCAAGACTTTGAGTATGCCTCTCAGATGAAGCAGTATGCTAAGTCTGAGAAGATCTACGGTCAACAGCTTACCTTCAATCAGATGGCACAAGCTGCCGCTAATGAAGCTGAGTACCGTAAGTTGGAGGACACCATGAAAGAGATGGCCTTCCAGAATCAAGATATCGTTATCAAGGCACTGCAGTCTGAAGGTGTTGCTGCTGTTAAAGGTCAGCAAGGTAGGAGTGCAGAGAAGATGGAGCAAGCTGAATTTGCTGCTCTTGGTCGCAACCAAGCAATCCTTGCTGAGTCACTACTTAGTGCTAAGGCTGATACAGCATCTGCTCTACGTAAGATTGCCAACGATAAGTTCGGCGCAGACCTGGCAGCAGAAGCTAGTCGTATGCTACGCCCTGATCGTCTCCCGCAACCGCCTAAGCCTCTTACTACACCACGTGCTGAGTATCTCGCTCCACGTAAACCTAAAGCGTTTGATATTGGTCCAATGCCAATTAAAGGTGCTATGGCATCTTCTGCTGGTGCATGGATGGGAGCGGCTACTCAAGGCTTAAGTAGTATTGCTGGTAGCATTGGTAGTGGAAGTAAGTACAATTTTAGTCTTGGAGGGTCGTCCAACCAAAGTAATTTCGGCTCATTGGGGTCAAGTAATTTTGCGAGGAACATGTCTCTAGATTTAGGTTTTCAATCAACCCTTCGGAATAAATGGATCAAGTAAATTACAGAGGGTACGCCCGGAGTATAGGTTTCGATCCTATTAAAGCACCTACGGAAGGTCTTGCTCGTATGCAAGAACGCGACAACCGTATCATACGTGGTATGGAGGATAACCGTAGGGAAATTAAACAGGTAAGAGACGAGTATGGTGCTGGTCTTGAGCGTAAGCTCAGCATCGAAGCACGTGATCGTGATCAAAACTATCAGTGGGAGAAGAAGCTTGCTGAGAAACGTCAGGAAGCTATTAGTAAGAACGCTCAGACACTGATTCAAAGCGAACTACAGCGTGGTAAGAACGCAGAAGCTACATTTGAAAGTCTAGCTAAATTCAGCACAACCCTTAGCGAAGGTCTCACTGAGTACCGCAAAGCTAAGGATGAGTCTGATATGATGGCTGGCTACATGGAAGTAGCTACAGGCGGTCTATCACCACAACGTCAGCAAGCAGTAGCTGGTGCTGAGACACTACTCAAACAGAGTGGTGAAGCACAAGATCAAATCGCTGAGGGATTCCAGTCACGAGGATTGGATCCCAATGTTGTTACCAGTCTCCTCACTGGCAATAAGGCACGGGACTACGGTCGCCTTAAAGCTCACATGGAGATAATCACTGCTGAGTTCCCAGCTTATGCTCAATCTAAATTGGATGAGAGGGGAGCTACTACTGCAGCTGATCGTGCTGCAGCTATGCAGGGTATCTTTGGTGACTTCCTAAAAGAGAATGGTGTCTTTGGCCTTAGTGCTGACTTCATGGCACCTGCCCTTATGAAAATGAGGGGTACCTATAACTCATACATTGAAGCTGCTAGGAAGTCTGATGTTGTAAATAAGTCCTCCATGATGCGTGATGATGCTTTCAGTGGTATGTCCCGCACCAAGACTGGAGAAAGCCTTACTGAGGCATTTAGGACCACCTCACGTAGCTATAGAGAGGATGGTGTAACACCAGTTGGTAACGCTGATGCCAAGTCTAGCATCTTCAAGGAACTAGCTGATACTACTCGTTACTCAGATGCTGATGTTGAGCGTATGCTTAAAGAGGCACAGACTGACCAAGGTAGTTGGTATGATCGCTTCCCTCGTGATGTTGACGACCTGAGGAATGCTAGACAAAAGGACCAAGAGTCTGAGTTCCAACTCATTGAAGCACAAGAGCGTCGTGAGAACAAACGTAAGGAAGATCAACTACTTGATTGGGTGAAGAACAACAACCCCAATGAAGAGGACCTTACTTCTATCATCAAAGAAGCTAAGGCTAATGGTATTGCCACTGATCGTCTCCAAGCTCACCTTGCCTTCACCACTGAGCAGCAGAATGCTGACTTCTGGGGTAAGCAGTTCCGTGAGCAATACGAACAAGGTACTCTAACAGCTGATGATGTTGATCAGCCTGGTGTACCTATCGAAGTACGTGAGACATGGCGTACACGAGCACAGCAGCTAGATCAACAACGTTCTGATTCTGGTATCAAACAAGAGACCATCAAAGGTGAACTTACTGATGCACTTAAGCAGAACCTAATTGGTGATAGTACTAACCGTGCTGCTCACTATAGCTTACGTGGTGCTTCTGACTA